TCAGCTCAAAACCATAATTGCGCATCGTTCGTTCTCCTGAAAATGACCATAAGTCCCTTGCGTTGCCCAGCCTCGCCCCGCCAAGCCTGGCCTGGCCCAGCCTCGCCACACCTTGCCGCGCCGCGCCTAGCCTTACCGCGCCGGGCCTTGCCCCGCCGAGCCTGGCCCCGCCGGGCCTGACCAAGCCGCGCCTTTTCCTAACCTTCCTTCACCACCCCGATGCGCTGTCCGCGACTGTCCAGCACCACGGTAAAGCGTGGCTTGAGCAGCACGGGCACTTGCTGCGCCTGCTCCCACGCATGGACCTGCTCCAGCATGACCAGCAGCGCTTCCTGCACCCGCTCGATGCCGATATGCTCTTTGCCGCACAAGGGGCAGAGGACGCTCATCAGCCGTAACGATCGGGGAGCTGGATGTCGATGCGAATGTTCGCGTTGGGCGAGAACGGCGGCTTGTTCCCATTGATGACGATAATGTCCAGCGTCTGGCCGTATTGCATCTGCACGGTACTGAGATCGCCAGGTGTCGGGTAATTGCACAGATTGGCAACCGGCCCGGTGTCATCGTCGGCGCCGTCAAATTTAAGCCCGCCGTTGACGTTGAGCTTGAGATGGTGTGGCATCACCGCCGAGCCCGGTTCCTCGACCACGTTGATCCGACCGAACTTGTTCGGGTTCATGTTGCTCGCCCAGATCAATCGGTAGCACACCGTCTGATGCTCTGTCATCGGGATGTTTGAGATCACCACCTGCCCGCTCGCCGGCCAGGGGACGATCACTGGCGGCACCGGGGTGGGGTAGTCGCCGCCGCCTGGGTCAGGATTACCCCCGCCGCCATCGCCACCACCACCGTCCCCGCCGCCACCATCGCCCCCACTTCCGGCGGGGCCGGGTATTCCCTGGGGGCCTTGCGGACCCTGCGGGCCGGCAGGACCAGGCACACCCTGGGGCCCAACTGGTCCTACCGGGCCGGTGGGACCAGGTATCCCCTGCGGACCAGGTGGGCCTGGTGTGCCGCCGCTTGCCGGCGGTGGGGCGCCGTCGTCAGTGATCATGATCGCGGTCGCACTCAACATCTCAACGTCGCCTACATAGATTTTCATTTGTTGACCTTTCCTTCTCTGGTAAATCCACTCATCCGCCACACCGTCGGTTCCTGCACGTTGCGCGTCTCCTGCAGCAGCGGCAGCGCCACATCGATGCGACCAGGCAGGTGGACCACGATTCCCGACGCGTACACGCTATACATGCACGGCACGCCGTCCACGACGATGTACTCCTCGACCTGCCACGGTCGCGAATGCCGACTACGATCGGCCCAGGCACTACAGTTGTTTGGCGGCTCTGAGCCGGCGCCGCTCCGCTTCGATCCGTTTTGCGTAACCAGTCGCATGTTCATCTCCATGTTTTCGGCGGTGGATCGCGATCGCCGCTTCACGCTCATGCTTGAGCAGCCGCGCCATGAATCGGTACTCGCAGTCTTCACACTTGAAGTCGTAGATCGTGTCGGAGTTCACGGCACAGTATTCGCAGCTCATGCCCCGTACCCCTTCCTCTCGGCCCGCTGGTTGGCCTGCAGCGTGCGCCACACCTCCGAGCCGATCTCTGCCAGCCTGAGCTTCCAGCGCAGTGCCTCGGCCTCTTCTGTGGCCGTGCGCAGCCCTTCCAGCAGTTCGATGTATTGCGGGTGTGCGCGGGCCTCGCGCTCCTGCGCGGCAGCGCTGGTGTACCCGTCGCGTTCGGCGTCTTTCATGAGCATCGCGAGCTTCGATTTTTTGAATTCCTCCAGGAAGTTTTCCTGGGCTTTGGCCTTGGCGAACCTCGCCGACAGCTCGCGCAGCTCCTGCATCCTGGCTTCGATTTTTTCATCGCTCATCTGTATCGCCTTACCGTCGCCAACAGCTCCTTGCTTGCGTAATGCTCGCCGCGCTCGCGCTTTTTCGGTTTCGGTTTGGGCGCCTCACGCTTGAGCAGCACCACGCCCTCCAGGCAGCACGCAGCCAACGTTGCCAGCCGGGTGGGGTCGTACCCACTGCACGCGTTGCACCAGGTCTGGTGCGTCAGGAAGTCCGCATCGAGCCGCACGCCGCACGGTCCAGTGGACACCTGGTAGTCCTTCATCGCACGTCCGCCGACTTCAACGCCATGCGGTACGCGTAGTCGTCCACCGGCTGGCCCGCCGCCTTGCGGTCGAGGAGCTTCTGCACCCAAGACCGGCGGTTTTTCTTCGGCCCGGTCAGCACGGCAAGCATCTCGGTCACCCGCTGCACGTTGCGCTCGATCGGCTCTGCCGGCGGCGCCAGCCTGGGTGGGGGTTCGGGGATCGCCGGCAGGTTCGGATCGGCGAGGCGCCTCTCCAGTGCCTGCGTCCAGCGGCCACGGATCTGGGGCCAGGTGCAGTTCAGCACGTCGTGCGCCGACACGTCGATCGATGCCCAGTAGATCGCTTTGCAGGACCACGACCCAGGCTCACCGTCGCGCCGCGCATACGTCCCGCGCAACGCTTCGTGGTACGCCACCTCGGGGTCGATCGCCGTCGGCCGGCACAACGCGATGAACTCAAAAAGCGTCGGGGGCCAGGTCGGGTGCTTTGCCGGCAGCACATCCAGCGCATTGCGGATCTGGTCGGCGGTGAGCCCCGCCAGCTCGACGCACCAGGTGTTCTTGACCATGCCCAGATCCTGGTCCCGCCACATGTCGGCGAATTTGTTGCCGTAGCACACGGCGAGGCGGCTGAAGAGCCGGTCAATCCACGCGTTCGGGAGTGACATCGATAGGTTCGTTGGCATGGCTTGCTCCGTGGACTGAATCGAAAAACTTCTTGCGCTCTGCGTCCTTGTGGCTCATCGCCGGTCGTGCCCCCCGGCCGTTGATGTGCGCTTCATTGCGTGCCCAGTTGCGCCAGGTGGCGAGCCAATCGAGCTTCACCCCCTTCTGCCCCGGCTGCGCGATCCAGTAGTCGCGAAAGCCGTCAGCAACGCGCAGCCAGACCTCATTGCCGAACCCTGGCCGCACCCGCATCGCTTCATCGAGCCAGTCGTCGGGCAGAGTCCAGGCGCCGTCCAGGCGCGTGCCTCTACTCTGGCGGTTGGCGGCTGGAGGATGGTGGTTGGTGGTTGGTGGTTGGAGGATGTCCCGTTCCGGTTTACCTTTCGGTTTCGGTTTCGGTTTCGCATCCGGTTCTGTATCCGGTTTACCTTTCGGTTCTCGATCCGGTTGTGCTTCCGGTTTCGTTTTTCGGCCACCGTGCTTGCCATTGATCCGCGCTGTCCGCGACATCGCGATCTCATGGTCTACCCGCTTCTGGTGATAACCATCCGGCCCCTCGGTGAAATACAGGCGCAGGATCTTGTCCACCGCCTTGCGGTCGTTGGCGTTCATGGCACGCACCATCAGATAGACCTCGTCGCGGTCCAGAGGCAACGAGCGCTCCTCGGCGTAGTAGAAGTCGAGCAGCAGGCTGTACGCGCCATGCTCAAGCATCGACAGACGCGCTGTATCGCGCAGGTAATCGCCCATGTACCGGCGGTAATAGTTCAAGCCTTCCACCCCGCTTCCTGCTGTGTGCGCTCGACCATCTCGCGTTGCGAGCCGTAGCGCTGTTCCCATTGCAGCGGCGCGACGTGGTAGCCCAGCTCGCCACCGAACCAGGGCGAACCATCCCCCTGCCGGTGATGCACCGGGCACAGCGGCAGCGCGTTGGCGTGCGACTCGCGTCGGCCGGCCCCGGTGTGTTCGCGTAGGTGATGGATCTCGGCTGGGGTTGCTGCGTCGTGCTGGTCCCGGCACACAATGCAGCCGAGCGCGGCAACGCGGGACAGGTAGGCACGCTCGCCCTTGGTCATGCCACCGCCAGCAGCGCATCGTTGACGTTCTCGACCAGTGCCCAGTGCCCAGGCCAGGTGGCGCGGAAGCGCTCCTCGTCGTCGGTCAGCCGGCGAGCTGATGGACGCTTGCGCCCATCCTTCACTTCCAGTAGGTACATGCGTCCGGCGCGGGCACAGAGCAGATCCGGCACGCCGTTGCCCAGCGGCGCCAGCGACACCACCATGCAGCCAACCCGCCGCAGCGCGGCGACGATCTCGACGTGGTTATCGTCTACGCGGGCCTGACGGCGCAATTACGCCCCCTCGTTGGCCGCACGTCGGGCCAGATGATTTGCCAGTCGGCAGGACGCAGATCGCGCTTGCTGACGCGACCCTCCAGCGCCGCCTCGACCGTGCCGCACAGGCGGATCGGCACCTGTCCACGGGCGATCCAATTCGAGATCGCCTGCGGCGAGGCGCCGATGCGTTGGGATGCCACCGATAGTCCGACTGCCTTAACCGCTTCTGCAAATTTCTTCATGCCTGCCATGATAAACGTCCTGTGTCCACTTTGCAACACAAAAAGTTTACACAAAATTCACCAAACGTGTATAACCTTTCATATTCCATGAGGGTGGATTACTGTGTATAAACGATGGACAAGACAATAAAACGAGCGCTGGCAATTGCCGCCAGCAAAAATCTGACTAATAGTGAACTCGCGGAACTTCTCGAAATAAGCCCGCAACGGCTGAACAACTGGATTACGCGAGGGATGCCGCCACGCCACGATCGGCTAGTCGCCGACAAGCTGGGGGTCTCAATCGATGTCATTCACGACCGGCGCGGTCTCTCTCCAGAGGAGAAACGCCCAGTCGAGATCACGTCCGGCTCTGACGCCGAGCGGAGGCTGCTGATGAGTTACCGCACAGCAGGCGAGCCCGAGCGGGCCGCGCTGGTATTGATCGCTGAGTCACTATCGATGCGGGCACCGTCGCAACGAAACCCGCACCCACTAAAAGCACCAAAGGCCCGCAAGAAAAATTCAGAGCCGTAGTCCACGAATAAGGGAGTGGTTTACCTACCCCTGCACATTCTTAACGTCCTTCTTGGACCGACCATAGTACTCAAGATGTTGCGACGCCGCAACTAACCATTTTGCAAATGCTTGCTACCCGCAGGCATTTTTTTTCATCTACAATAAACAAATCGTTTGACACCGCCACACACAACGTTTAATATCCTTCCCATGCCCGCACTGCGGGATTCAACTGGGAGCAACAAGATGTATTACTACCTCGAAGATGAAGACCGCCAACCGGGTTGGAGGGAACAAGACGAAGACCCCCGCCCAGGCTGGGATGGCCAGCCGTGGCTAGAAGTCCGGTGGGTGGGGGGTCACATCGAGAAACCGGTGGGGCTGGACGAATTTCTCGAAACCTGGAACGGCGAGACGGCAATCACCGAGTTCGCCGCCAACGAGCCCCGGATCGACGAATGGCGTGAGTTCGATGTCGGCTGCAACGCCAACGTGTGCGTGCGGAGGGTGGCATGAATCCGCTGTACGACTTCACGGCGGTCTGGACCGAGGGCGAGCGCAAGACAGCAGCGGGCCTGCTCGCCGAGGCGAGCGGATGCCTGGCAGTGATCGGCAAGTATCACCCGCAATTTCAATCGGCCGTTGAGCTGGCCGACAAGATTCGGGTGGCGTTGGCCGTCGACCCGGAACTCAGGCGCAGGACGCTCGAAGCTGCCGGCCTCACGGAGGACCAATGAGCGCAGAACACAAGGCAGAGGACATCATCGTCTCGCCGAACTTTCCGCCGATCCCGGTGCGCTCGTTTGATTACGCCGCGTACCGCAGGAGCTACGAGGGGGGTGACCCCATCGGTTACGGCGAAACGCCCGAGGCGGCGGTCGCCGACCTGCGCGTGCAGGAAGCGGATGCGGAGGCAGACCTATGAGCGACTTTCAACTAGTTCGCGACGCGCTGCAGCTCGACGGCAGCGCTCGTCGCGACTGCCTGCAGTGGATTAAGGACCAGTGGGCCGATGAGTTCATCGCCGACATGTTGGACGCGTCGCTGGGTGAGGGCGACCTCACGCCGCAAGAGGTGCGCGATACCTACTTCGACCACTACGCCCGCCACCTCCTCGGGACCCTGGATTGGCCGGTGGTGCAGCAGATGTTCAATCTGGAGGAGACCGAACAATGAGCCAGCAGCAACAAACCTATCTACAAGAGGAAGACGAAATGAGTGCAGCAAACGAAGTGCGGCAAATCAGCGGTCTGGAGCTGCTGCGTCTACCGTTCCCCCCGCATCAAATCTCCAAGCTGCCCAAAGGCACGAAGGCGCAGAACGATTGCGACCGCGCCCTGAAGCGCAAGTGCAGCGTGTGCGGCGGATTCCACCACCCCGACATCATCCACCTGGATTACGTCGGGCACGCCGCGCTGACCGATCGGCTGCTCGATGCCGATCCGGCCTGGTCGTGGGAACCGCTCGCCTTCGGGCCGGACGGTCTGCCGGCATTCGACAAGACCGGTGGACTGTGGATTCGCCTGACCGTGTGCGGAGCCACCAGGATTGGCTACGGCAACGCGGAAGGCAAAAGCTATATGGATGTGGGCTCCCGCGAGAAAGAAGTGATTGGAGACGCTCTACGCAACGCTGCGATGCGTTTTGGCGCCGCCCTGGAGCTGTGGCACAAGGGGCAGTTGCACGTCGAGGTCGAGTCGAAGGACGAAGACGCCAGCAACGATGCGCCGAAGCCCCCGCGCAAGTACGCCGACAGCGAGCCGCCCAAGGGTAGCGCCAGGGGTGTGACCGAGGAGGCATTCAACGCACTGGACGCCGCCGGAAAGGAAAGCCTGGAGCGCAAGGCGCAGTCGGTGGTCGAGACCTACGCCGCCAAGGGGTTGGGCGCGGCCGTCGATGCCCTGCAGGAGCTGAAGCTCGACACCGAGGGTAAGCTGGCGATCTGGTTCCTGTTCGATTCGGAATTCCGCAGCTCCATCAAGCGCGAAGAGATCCGGCGCCGGGAGCAGGAGAAGCAGGCCGCGTGAGGTAACGTCGTGTGAAAGGTCGGTAAAATGGAACACCCCCAAACCGAACACCCA